TCGTAGCGGAGGCGGTAGTTCGTCCACTCGATCGTGGAGTCGCCGGGCGCGAAGCCGTTGGCGCGGTCGTAGTCGCCAAGCCCCTGGATCGTGAAGGTGGGGAGCTTGACCTCGCCCACGCCCACGAAGTCACCGAGGAAGGCGTCGTTGATCTGTAGGAATCCCGTCTTGATGCCCTGCTCGAGCACTCGGTCAAGGCGGGTCGTGAACTTGGAGACAAGTCCCCCGAGATTGTTTGCCATTGCTGCTCCTTAGCTGTCTACTTGAGGCCGAAGAGCTTGTCGAGCTCCGCGTCCTCGTTGTCCTTGGCGGGCGCTCCGTGGTGCTTGGCACCGGTGCTCCCCGCCTGCCTTGTGTCGGCGTTTCCGCCGAAGAGGTACGGGCATGCCTCGGCGAGCTTGCCCACGTCGCCCTCGTAGTCCGAGAGCACGGCCTTCGCGGCCTTCTCGTTGACGCATCCCGCGAGCTTGAGCGCGTTGCTCACCTTCTCGTCCTCAAGTCTGGTCTCGAGCTCGGTGATCTTCTTGAGCGCGGCCTCGCCCTTCTTGGCCTCGCCGGTGAGGGACTGCACCTGCTCGGTGAGCTTCTTGATCTCGGCGTCCTTCTCGGCCATGAGGCGGTTGTGGTGGCCCAGGTTGATCGCGTCCTCGCCGTGCTTGTCGGTGAGTTTGCTGCCCTCCGTTCCGCCTGCGGGCGGAGTGGGGCCGCCGTCCGGCGGTGCGGGCGTCCCCGCTCCGCCGCCCTCGGGCCCGTTGTCGGTGGGCTGGTTCTCGTCCTGCTTGCTCATGCCGTACCCCTTTCTCGGGCGTTTGTCTGCGCGGTTCTCTCCGCGTTCCGGGTGGCCCTTCTGCGCTGGCCGGGCGTGGGTGTACTGTCTCGCAGGTGTCGCCGGGAACGGGGGCACGAAAAAGGCCACCCTCTCGGGTGGCCTCGGTCCTAGTCGGTCCCAGTTGGTTCGAGTCGCGCTACTCCTCTGCCCCTGCCATTGCGTCGAGGATCTGCCGGCATGTCTCGCCGTGGTCGTTGATGCCGTCCCCAGCCGCGTTGATGCCGTGCGTCTGGATCTCGTCCCCAAGCGCGTCGGTGATCTCGAACCACTCGTCCTCGTCCATGTCCGTGGTGATCGTGGTGGGGAGGTTAAGGCTCTTCAGGAGCTTCTTCTGTCGTTGGGTCAATTCCACGGTTGCCATTGCGCTCGTACCTCCTTCTGGTCTTCGTGCCGGTCTTCCACGTCGTTATGATGTTGCCGGTGTCGGGGTTCACCACTATGGTAGCATCCCGCCCGATCTGCTGGTATGACCTCTTGCCGTTCGCGTCGGTCCTCGTCGGCTTCCTGTGGAGCGGGTGCTGCCTTGCGTCCGCTATCTGCTCGGCGGTGACCGATCGCTCCTCCATCCTTTCCGCCGCGTGCTGCGTGACGCTCTTGTCGTACGCGGTGGCCCAGAGGCTTCGCTGCTGGCTCTTGGTGAGCCTGGCGAAGTCGGACGGCCTCAAGCCCGCGCCGCTTATGGCCTCCTTGAGCATCGCCTCGCCCCTCGCGGTTCCCATGCCGGCGTCCTCTAGCTGCTTCGCCACTGATGGCTGTGCCACGAACTCCTCGACGGCCCGCCCGCTGCCCTTGGGCGCGGTGCCGCGCGTGTCAATGGGGCCCTCGCGGTTGACCTGCCTCTTGAGCACGTCGCTGTTCTCGCTGCAGAGCTTGTGCAGCCGCTCCTGCTGCCTCTTTAGGCTCTCGCGCACCCTGTTGGCCTCAGTCTGGTTCTTGAGCGTGGGGCTTGCCGCGTAGGTGGCCTCCGCCGCCTTTAGCTCGCGCTTGGTGTCGCGTATTCCGCGCTCGAGCCTGCGCTGCTGCTGCGTGAGGTCGTAGATCTCGGCATTGCTCTTGCCGCTCGGGTGCTGCGGGTTGGGATGGTAGGCGCGCGGCAGGCCCGGAAACCACGGCCCCCAGTGGTGCCGGCAGTTCACTCCGCACAGCCTGTCGCCGAGCGCCGCGTACGGGCCCGTGCCGTAGTAGCCCGTGCCCTCGCCGAAGTCCTCGTACGTGGTGCCCCCGACGGTCACGCGCCCCTTGAGGCTGTAGACGCGCCCCTCCCACTCCTGGTGGCTCGGACGGGCGCCGTAGTGGCTGGAAACCTCCACGAACTCGCACCCCGTGAGCTCGCACACCTGCATCGTGCGGGCGGCGCACGCCTGCTGCAGCTGCGAGCGCACGTGCCGGCGAATCGCCACGTCCACGTGGTTGCGCACGGTCTTGTCGCCCGTGGTCGGGTCGCGGTACTGCACCATCTCGATTCCGCCGCGCGCGAGCCTGCGCGTCGCCTGCCGCATGGCCTCGTCGGGGCTCATGAGGCCGGAGGCCACCTGCGTCACCGCCCACGAGCTCTCGCGGTAGAACGCGTCGCGCGCGCCGCTCATGAGGTCCACGTTGTCGCGCTCTAGCATCTGGCAGACGGTGCGCACCACGCCGGCGACCTGCTGCGTGGTCACCTTTTGCAGCTCAACGCCGAGGGCGCGCTTCACGATCGCGAGGTCGTGGGCGTCGGATCTCGCCAACGCCTCCTCGACCTCCTCGCGCACCGCCTCGTTGATCCTGCCCCTGTAACGCTCCAACACCATGCGGAGCTGCGGGGCCTGCCCCTGCGCGAGGAGCGCGAGCGCGGTCTGGGCGCGCCACTCCGATATGTCGCCCGCGAGCATGGCGCGCACGAGCACGTCGCACATGTCGGCCTCGATGTCGGAGTACACCCCGCAGACCATGTTGCCGGCTTGCTCTAGGTACTCGGGGTCGAGCATTTACGCCCCCATGTCCATGTCCATCGGCTCGGGCTCGGGAGCCATGGCCTTGGCCTCGGCCTCCTCCATGGCGTAGAAGCGCACGAGGTACATCCACTTGGGCACGATCCCCGCGCTCACCTCTGCCATCATCTGGGCCTTCTCGGCGCTCGTGTCCTGGATGATGGAGTCGTCGAAGTCAACGCGCACCTCGCACCCGTCGGGCACGGGCCAGCCGTTGAGCTCGCCATGGCACCTCAGCACGCACGCGAGGAGGCGCTCTAGCTGCGGCCTCAGCTCGTTCTCGTGCTTGCGGATGTTGCGCATGAAGGCGGAGTTGTCCGCGCTCACCTCCGTGGCGGTCTTGAGCCCGCCGCCCTTGTCGTAGCGGAAGTAGTCCTGCCCGAAGCCCGTGAGGTCGCCCAGCTCGGCCAGCGCCACGTTTAGCGCCTCCGCGAGCTGCGCGGTGCGGATCGCGGGCGAGAACACCTCGTACATGTCCTCGCTCGCAACGGTGTCGAGCTTCATGATCACCGTGTTCTCGGGGCTCATGGGCACGGGCTTGGCCTTGCCGTCCTCGCCGGTCTGCATGTCGAAGAGGTGCTGGCTCATGAACACCTTCACCTTCGTGGCGTCGACCTCGCGCTGCATGCTGTCGAAGGCGTTGTCCACGCCTTTGATCGCGTCTATGGCGTCGGCGAAGACGCTCTGGCCCATGTAGGTGCCCTCGGCGTACACGTTGTCGAGGGCGGGGCGCATGATGGCGAACGTGGGGAGGTCCGCGCCCGTGTCGAAGTCTGGGAGGATCCCGTCCGGCGCGATCTCCTGCCCGTTCTTCACGTCGAACATGCGGGTCTGCACGTGGTAAGACCCCGTGGCCTCGTCAACGACGTGCATCTGTAGGTGGTGCACGGGCTTGCCGTCGATGTAGGCGCGGGTCACGAACGCGCACTCGCTCACGCCGTCGTCGTCCCACGACAGCGGGAGGACCATGCGGGCGTCGTAGCGCCTCGCCCGAATGTCCACGGCGCCGTCCTCCTGCACGTCGAACCATAGCGCGAGCGCGCCGGTGCCGACTGCGAACGCGCGCTCGAGGGCGCGCTGCGCGGTCGGTATGAGGCGCGTCTCGGCCACCCACTCGTCGAGCAGGTCCGTCACGGCCTCCGCGTCGGTGCCCACCTTCGTGCCGTCGTCGTCCAGGATGGCCGAGGCCCACTCGCGGCACACTCGGCGCGCGGGGTGCAGGCTGTTCCGGCGCACCTTGAAGCGGTTGCCGTCCACGACCTCGAGCTTGTCGTACCAGTCGGCCTTCGCCGTGTACCACTCCCACCAACCGAGGACGGTGCTCCTCATGGTGTCGTCGGGCTCGTACCCCTCGGCCTTGATCGCGTTCATGACGCACGCCGGGATGGCGTGCTCGTTCTCGGTTGCCATCGTTCCTCCTATCTGCCGCGCATTACCTCGCGCATGACCGCGTAGCGCACGGCGTCTATGCTGTGGTCGTGGCCGTCTGGGAAGTCGTCGATCCAGTTGCCGTCCTTGTCCTTGTCGAACTCGCAGAGCGCGAACTCCTCGAACGTGAGCGGGCACCTCGCGGGGTCGATCGCGATCTCGCGAAGCCCCGCGAGCCAGTAGTAGGAGGGCTTGCGCAGGTTGCCCTTGCCCGCCGCCCTCGCGCGTATGCCCGCCCTGTGGTAGACGGCTATGTCGGCGGGGTTGGCGTCGTCGCAGAGCACGCCCTGCGCGTGGTAGGTTGGCTTCTCGCCCTTGCGCTCGGGGTGGTCCACCCACGTGAGCGCGTCGCGCACGACTTGGGCGGTGTCCGCCGCCGTCTTCTTGTTGGCGCTCCTCTCGTCGAAGATCACGAGCCGGCGCCTGCCCGGTTGCCACTCGCAGCGCACGAACCGCCACGGGTCGGGGAACCATCCCCAGTCCACGCCGTTGCGCGGGTTGTCGAACGTCCTGATCTCCTCGTCGGTGAGGCGGACCTTCCGCAGGTTCTCGAAGACGGTGCCGCCCGTGCCGGTGATCTCGCCAAGGAACTCCCAGCGGTAGTGCGTCGGGTGCTCCTTGCGCTCGTACTCCGCGTCCTCCATGAACGCGGGGCCAAGCCAGTCCGCACGCCCGCCCTCGATCACGTCCAG